TTAATCATTATTATTGTCAAAATTAGATTCTAAGTACTTGAAAACATTTATAGTTGGTATATTAATGCTCTGCATACCAAACATGCCAGTAACACTAGATATATAAGTTCTGACATAAGAATATAGCATACTTAGCATATTAGGAAAGTATTTACTCATAAGGTCAACTTCTCCTTTATCCTCGTCTTCAAAAATACCTTGAACAACAATCTCTAAATAAAATGGATTCTGTTTGGCTTGATAATCTTTATCAAACAAAGTCATTTTTAGTTCTAAAGCACCTTCATGAATACTGTTTTTACTAATATTAGGTGTAGGATTCATAGAAAGATTAATCATTTGGTCACCTTCAAATGGGACAACCTCATTTATATCAAATTCAAAACGCTTTACTCTAATATCTTTTAAAACTAAGTCGCTATTATTACTCATGCAGCAAAACCTAAACTTTCATTTTTTATATTATTTTTACCAATATACTTCATATCCCAAGAAATATTTTCATTAAAACTATAGTTTGTCGATGCTATAGTATTAATATGAACATTCACTGAAGGATATGCTCCATCTCGCTCACACTCTTTAAAATACTCACTCGGCAATTGAACTTCTGAATATTTCTTAAAAGTGCCATCTTCATATAAAATTCCTGGAGTTGAGCTATCCATGTCATAGTCAACGCCTGAATATTCTAACATTTCAATCAATTCTTCTCTTGAGAACATGGCAACCTCCTAGCTTACATATCTTATTTTTATTTTTGAAAAAGGTATAATACTTTGATCCATGATACATAATTGATCTGATAACATATCAAAGCCACTCTTACCAACGTTTTTATTAGTAGAATGAAAGGTTCTACGAACCGCTTTATAATTAGGATATTTCTTAAAAAAATTATCTAAGACAAAACAATTTTGTTCATGTATATCTTTAAACTTCATCAAAATAGTATTCTGATTTTCTATACTTTTAAAAAGTTCAGTAGCAAACTCATCTAACTTACCCAAATCAGCTTCAGTATTCAGATTTAATAGTTCTTCATCATTAAATTCTATGTCAAAATAAAGCACTGCAGGTAACTTATCATTTCCTCCAGAAACTGAGTCTGCCCACCACTCTGCTTTTTCCAAGTCGTCAACAAAAAAATAAGCCCCATTCCCTAACCAATGATCAGAACGTCTATTTACTATAAATACTCCTGAAGATAAGATACTCAATAAACTTGCTTTATCTGTTCCATGGTAGCAACAAATATTCAAAATTACTTTCCCTTATTATAACTAATAAAATAATACCATTCATTATTATTAATAGTATCCATTATATTATATCTTATATAAAAATAAAGATCAATCATCTTTTATTACTTTCCTATAGTTTATCTAGCACTTTACGAGTTCAGCAGGCAAGAAACTAGTACCAGCAAGGTGCTTTTTTTAGTTGTCCTCGCCTAGTTCCTTTATTATATCCGATACTTTTTCTAAACTCAATGTTTCGTGTGGCTCAACTCTTTCACCGTCTAAAACGTAGTCATGGATCTTACCATTCTTTCGGACTATCTGGACAGTATCTCCTTTAATAAAACCATTGTCCATAGCCTCTTTAAATTCATCATAAGTTAGCATTGTATTATCTCCTTTCCTATACTATTCGTAATTGATACAGAAAAATACGTATCTTTTTAAGTAATTCTATTATAGCGAAAACCTAATATAAATTGGTATAGACACCCTATAAAAAACTGGAAAAAATTGCGCGTGATGTAAGACAACACCTTGTAGTGGCTCTCCAGACAGCAATATAGGGGCGGGGGTGCATTTAAAAATAGCCCGAGTGTTATCGGACTATTCTTTGTTTAGAGCGCTCTATGGACGTTATAGGGGTGTTTTAGTTTGTCTCTTTTGGGCTACCGTCTGGGTTAAGATAGCCTTGCTGAATACCCCATTCAACTTGGTCGTCATGCCATTGTTGACGTGCCTCATTCTGACCTTGCTCACGCACCACCTCGGGTGAGTCTGCAGGTATGCCACCATAACCATACTGGTCTCGAGCTTGTTGTAACGTGTTTTGTGGTGGTGTTACTCCGTCAGCTTGCGTGCTAGGTGCTTGCTCGCTTTGTGTCGGTTGTTCCTGCGTTTGAGACGTTTCACTAGGTTTTTCTTTAGATGAACTATGTGAGCTATGTTTTGATACCTTTGTAACTGTCGTAGGTTTGTTTTTTACTTCCTTTGTTTTCTTACTTGGTTGCATAGTTACGATAGCAACAACAATTACAAGGATAGCTAATGGCAATATATACCACTTATATTTCTTAATGATACCCATATCTTTACCTTTTCTACTTGGTTTCTATGACACATTATAGCCCAACTATCCCATTCATTCAATCCATTATCGGATATTGCTTTACTAATAACATTCCACTATTTTCTACCTATGGCATTTTATATCAACTTTTTTCAAGTTTTTAAAAGCGCTCAGATAACCCAAGCGCTTAATCACCTATGCTTCACTGCAACCCTTAGAATAGCTCTCACAAATACGGTTAAACACCTTTGTAAGGTCTTTATCTTCCACGTACTCAATAACCAGTGTATAGGCGTTTCTAGCCTTGTTCCTGCTGATAGTGGTCTTTACAGTCGGTTGTTCATACGTTCCGACCATATAACCAAGGATAGCAGTAGAAACAGTTTGCGCGTGATCCATAGTTTCAAAGTCATGTTTGAAAGTGAATGACCTAGCGTTGTCAGTAAATAATTTAAGTGTCATAGCATTACCTATCCTTTCTCTTGATATACAACCATAATTGTTGTGGTTGTGTCCAAATCTTCATAGTAACCATAAGTAGCCTCTTGATATTGCACACTGATAACGTCATGAGTAGCCATAAAGTCGTTTACTCGCCTTTCAAACGAATCTATTGTTTCTCTCTCAACCATTGGAATGCCATGTTGGTTGTCACTGTTTACTGTGGAATTAGGGGTAAATAGTTTAATTTTCATTGTTGGTGTCCTTTCTTATTTTTCTAGCACACTTAGTACACTACAAAAAAGCAATGCGCTAAAAATAAACGTTGATATATCAAGGGTTTAGCACGGTTAGTACACAAAGTACACTTTTTTTTTGATATTTTCTCCTACGTACTTTTTGTTTCTATTTTTTTTATTTATTTATTTTTATTTTATCTATTATATATTTTAAGTGTACTAAGTGTACTAGGTGTACTAAAGTATTGATATTAAAGCTTTTCTTTTTTTGATATACCGTACTAGAACCGTACTAGAACCGTGCTAGAAACTAAATTCTTTCATATCCACGCTCTTTTTTATCTCTTTTTTGGTTCTCTGCATGTTCTCTACCATTGGTATAAGCGTCAAAGTGCCAAGGGTTGTAAACTAATTTAGGGGAAAAATCCTCGAAAAATCTTCTTCCTTTTTTAATAGTTACTCCTTTAGCTCTAAACGTTTTAGGTAAAATTTGCTTTATCTGTTTGTGTAAAGCAGTTTCGTTTAAAAAATATTTGCTATTTCGGTGTTGTCTGCAATAGGCTTTAAAGCATTCAAAAACGTATCCGTTAGGGACGTACTTACATTGAATAACGTCATCATTGAAAAACCTATCTACAAAGTCCGCTACGGGGTTCATCTCTTTGTATTCTTCATCAAGAAATTTAATTGATTTTTGAGGTTCAACGTCCTTAAACGGTGTTTCAATGGCAACTTTAACAAGGTACTCCAACACTTCGGGGCGATTGATATAGTCACCCTTTATTCTCTTGTCTGGTTTTCCTTTGAGTTCGCTAAATGACAACACTCTAAAACGTCTGTCAATAGCTTTTTTATCTGCGTTCATTCTTGGAAAGCCATTAGATGACTGAACAACGGTCATTTTTAAACGTGTGGTATATGGTCGTTGTTTTTTATCCTCTATCCTAATCGGGTCGCCCGTAGCAAGACTGAATACAATAGAAGTGTCTTTGATAACAACGTCTTTTTGTACGTCATCACCAATGACTACCGACTTACCGATAAGAATAGAAGTCTCAAAGCGCCCGACAGTGGCATCGATTTTAAAACTAGCTATGTTCTCAGATCCCACTAAATTCTCTAACAAAGTTTGAAACGTTCCTTTACCCGTTCCACCTACTCCATGCAACCAAAATATATTTTCTAAGGTTTTGCCCGTGATAGTGGCTCTGATAATTTGTATAGCTAAGTCATAACTCTCTTTATCATTGTTAAAAAGCCCTTTTAGCCATTCAGTTGGTTTCCAGCCGTTGATAGTTGGTTCTTTTACGTGGGGATTGTACCCCACTTTAACTTTTCGGGTTACAATAATGCTCGGGTCAAACGGTTTAAATTTGCCCGTTTGGTTATTGTAAAGCTCGTTCCCAACGACTACAAAATTGTCTTGTTTATCTTTTAAAGGAACACTATGAGATATTTTATATAGTGCATCATTAGCTAGTCTTTCCGTAGTGTCTGGGTTAATAGTTGCCATTAAATCTTGTAAGAACTCGTTATCCTCTGCGTAAACCCCACTATCTGGGTCGTAAAAAAATAATGGCGCTCTTTGTCCTTGCCCCTCGGGTCTAATTCGTACAAAGCGGATATATCTTTTTAAAAAGTCCGCACAACGCAGTGAAGTTGTGGGGACTACTTCCTTTTTAGCCTTTTCCCCCAGCTTAATTGCATCCGCCTCTACTTTTTTTCGTCTCAATTCTGAGTTGTTTTTGTCTTCTTCTGCGCTAGCTAGCTCCAGTAATGCTTTGGGGCTATTCATGTAAAAATCATAAGCCTTTTGATAAGCTATTTCTTTTCTTTTTTCTAAAATACTTATAAATTGTTTTTTGATACCCTTGAATGTTATTAGATATCCGTCTCTATCAAACTGAGATTGTTCATCTTTCTTGCTTTTATCTAATTCTTTCTGCAAGTCATCAAAGTTTATTTCCATTGGCACCTCTCTTTCTTATTTCTGACCTAACAATACTTTCAAAAGTTCTTGCTAGTTCCTCGACTGGTAAAGGGTTATCTGTAACGCTATTTGCTATAGTTGTTAGCTCATAGGCAGTGGCTACGTCTGCATTAACCCATTTTGACAACAATAACCCTACAAACTTAGTTACCGCAACATTACGCCCGCCCTCATCACCAAAGCCATGTAATAGAGTATCTAGCACGCGCATAGTGATTGTTTTATTACCGTTTTGGCGTGGTGTGTGATAGTGTGGTTTCTGATTAGCCATAACTGTATTTGCTACGGGATAATCACGCCCTCTATTTACTATCTTTTCATAGTCAGCAGGGTCTCTAGTGGTTACTGGTAAACCTTGTAACTGCGACCATGTTAGGCTTGTACTGTCGTAAGGTAGCTCGATTTTGCCTGCTATCTCTTGGACAGTCTGCCTATAAGTCTGTTCTGTCATTCCGTCACTAGGCTTCACTACAAGCCTATAACGTGGCTTTTCTTTGGTGTGCTTGATTGTGGGGTAAATGATATATGAATAGCCATGTAAGGCGTTCTCGACAACGCTAGGAAAGTCTATATTAGCCTCTAGCTCGTCATAGTCCAAGAAAATCAAGTCACGATAAACCAAGCTAGCATTATTGCGTTTGTAGTTGCCGTTCTCGTCTTGTTTCACCTTGCCACTAAGGCAGTAGGGGGCTGAACTGCGCTTAAAATCGTCTATATTTGCACCTTGTGGCACTCTCCTAGGTCTAAAAGTTGCGATATAGTCAAAGGGTGTCTTTTTATCGAATAAATGCAAGTTATTCCCAAACCCCTTGCTTTCGTAGATAGGCATTAAATCACCCCCTTTTTCTAGTTATACACTCCTAGAAAAGCTAGAATATCACTGACACGATAATATACCTTTCGAGTGTCTTCCACTGGTGGCTGATAGCGTTTAAGCCCTGCCTCTTCCCAACGTCTTAGAGTGTTGTATTTAAGCCCTAGCTCGTCCATTGCTTGCTGGGCAGTGATTAGCCCTAATTGGTGTTTATCGAGTTTAGCATAGCCCTCTAGGGCTTTATCTAGTACCGATATAACCCCTTGGGCAAGCTCTTTTTGGTATTCCTCACTTAGAACTTGCATATTAGCTCCTTTCTAGTGATTTTTCATATTCGGTCACGTCTTCAATGGACATTAGAACGTCGAGCCTTTTCTGCTCGTTCTTGACTTGGTTTTTTAGAGAAATAAGCCCCTCTAACAGTTCCTCTTTGGTTTCTGCGATATAGTAACCGCTACGAATACCAACCCTAACACCAATGATAGGAACACCATAGCGAATAACTAGGTTACTGATTGCACTATATATTAGACGGGACTTGTAACCCGTGATAGTGGCTATCTCTTTGCCAGTCATAGCGTTAGCACGCCCTTTCTTTAGGATTGCTAAAACTGCCATTTCTGCCTCTTGTAATCTATTTTTTCTCATTTACACCTCTTTCTTGTTCTAGTATTTTCTTCACTACTAAATGTAGGCGGTCTATACATTGCCCTTGTGTTTCAACTATGCTCAGTAGTTGCTTTATTAGCCCGATAGTTTTCGTAGCAAATTCATCAAGAGTAAATGGATCTGCATTTAGTATCTCAAGCTCTTTCCTATATTCAGATAGATCAATAAAAGTTTTTCTTTGTTCCGTCATTGTTCGCACCTTTCTAGTTGTAATACTTGCCTTGAGATTGAATATAAGCCCCGTAACGTGTGCCTACGTTGCGCGTGGTGTTATCTGTCACGGTATCAGTTTTAGGCTCTATATCAAGCTGAAAATAGCTCTTTTTAAGCCATAAAACAGTTAGGGCAAGCATTAAAATGATAGCTAGGACAATAAACTGGCTAGCTGATAAATTTAATTCATTAGCCATGATTTACTCTCCTTTTTCCTCTGCCTCGTATGCTCTTAATTCCTCTGGGTTGTCGCACTCGAGTAGGTAAAAAGCAATTCTGTCTAGGTCGTTAGAATAAATTTCTGCCATATCAAAGACTGTTTCAAGAAACTTATCTGTTTCAAGGCGTAGTAACCCATTATCTGCCCCTGCGTGCTTTGCGATCATAAGAGTGTTAGCATGGTGGCGTAGTGCTTGTAAACCAGACATGATATTAGTTAAGTCAGTGCCTAGGTTATTAGATTGTTTCACGGTAAGTGTGTTATTCTTTGTTTTTTTAGCCATTGTATTTACCTCGTTTTATGTTTAATTACTGGTTAGACATTGTTTTTTTTCTGTGATGTTTTCCATTTTTAAGAGGTAGCGCTCTAAGTAGGGGTACACGATACCAGCAATTTATGGTATAATTGAGGTATCTTTATAAGTGTTCTAAAACCCGACATAATATGGCTTGCCTGCCAGTGTGTTGCGTTTTAGTTTTAGATGTTTAAAGGCTTGTGAGTTTGGCGACTGCTAAGCCTTTTTTGTTGCTCTTATTCCTCAACGGCTAAGAGTTCATCAATACTAACATTTAGATAGTCAGCAACTTTTCTCAAAGTGCCAATATCGGGGTGTTTGGTACGTTCATAATAAAGCGCAGTTAGCGCACTTTTGGAAAGTCCAGTTCCTTTTGCTAAATCTGACACCTTTTGGCGTTTCTTTGCAAGTAAAACCCGTAAATTATTTTTCATTGCTTACTCCTTTCTGATTGCACAATAATCTTGTGCACAAGTTTATAATACACAATATTTTTTCTTAGGTCAACAAAAAAACCTTTATAATACACATTTTTCTTGTATAAAGCACATTCTCATGTTAGACTTGTAGTTGTAGAGGTAAAGAGTATGAGTGATAAAAAAGAATTTAAGCACAATAATAAACTTAAGGAATTGAGGAAAGATAAAGGGTTATCTCAACAAGCCCTAGCAGAACAAATAGGTGTGCATTATAGAACATTGCAGAACTGGGAAAATGGGAAAACAAACATAAAGCCAGAAAAGGCTGAACAGTTAGCAAGTTTTTTTAATGTCCCAGTAGTTCATCTATTAGGTTATGATGATATAGAAGATTTAATAACCGACACCGAGGATAGTCTAAAAAAAGGTGTCGAAGAACAACAAAAGGCAGGACAACAAGCTTCAAGCCATTATGACTATTTTTTGGAGACTATTTTTGATGTATTAGATACATTCAAAGAGGGAACGAAAGAAAATAAACTGGAACAAAAAGATTCACTAGAAATGATTGATACTCTAGAATATTTAGTTACCAGTCTAGATAAATGGAATAAAAAACTTTACGAGTCGCAAACAATGCTCCTACAGTATGATAAGTTAAAACAGAAAATTGATTACTCAAAACAAGAGTTAAAAAACTTAAAATAAACGATTATCTCTCAAAATAAACCAATCTAAACCCGACATAATATGGCTTGCCTGCTGATGTTTAGAAAGGTTTATCATGAAAATTAACGAGATAAAGAAAAAAGACGGGTCAACCGTCTATCGTGCTAATATATATCTTGGTGTTGATGTAATCACTGGTAAGAAAGTTACAACTAAAGTAACCGCTAGGACAAAGAAAGAACTCAAGACCAAAGCCCAACAAGCGCAATTTGATTTTAAAGCTAATGGATCAACACGCTTTAAGGCTAGCACTATCACAACATATAAAGAATTAGCTTTTTTATGGTGGGAAAGCTATAAAGATACAGTCAAACCGAATACCCAAGATAGTGTTTACAAGATCTTAAATAACCATGTTTTGCCTTTGTTTGGCAGTTTTAAACTAGATAAGCTAACAACTCCACTGATACAGTCGATTATCAATAAGCTTGCTAATAAGACCAACAAGGGAGAGACGGGGGCTTATCTTCATTACGATAGGATACACGCGCTTAACAAGCGTATTTTACAGTATGGCGTAGTCATGCAAGCTATACCGTTTAACCCTGCTCGTGAGGTTATTCTCCCTAGAAATATCCAAAAAGCAAAACGCCAAAAGGTTAAGCACTTTAACAACGAGGAACTAAGACAATTCATTGATTACTTAGATAGCCTAGATAGTAATAGATACCGTTATTACTATGAAACCGTGCTATACAAGTTCTTACTTGCCACTGGTTGCCGTATTAACGAGGCTTTGGCTCTCTCATGGTCTGATATTGACCTTGATAACTCGGTTGTGCATATCACAAAGACTTTAAATTATAGAAAGGAAGTAAACAGTCCAAAGTCTAAAGCTGGTTACCGAGATATAGACATAGATCAGCAGACCGTAATCATGCTTAAAAAATACCAACGTAAGCAAACCCAAGAGGCTTGGAAACTAGGTAGGACTGAAACAGTGGTATTCTCGGACTTTGTACACGAATACCCTAATAACCGTACCTTACAAACTCGATTAAGAACACACTTTAAACGTGCTGGGGTAAATAATATAGGTTTCCACGGTTTCCGACATACTCATGCTAGTTTGCTCCTTAATTCGGGTATTCCTTATAAGGAGTTGCAACACCGTCTAGGACATTCTACTCTTTCAATGACTATGGACACATACAGTCACTTATCAAAAGAGAACGCAAAAAAAGCCGTCTCATTCTATGAAATGGCTCTAAAATCTATATAA